CACACCAAGGCTGTCCATCGGGGGTTTTGGGCTGAGATCTCGCCAGCGGGCCATGGCGGCGTCGACCCAGCCAGTTGGGCAGACCTGCCACTGGCTGTCCTCCATGCCGGCCTTGAAGTCCCCGTTGAGCATCTGGCTGCGCAGGGGCTCGGGCAACGCTTGCAGCGTGGTCATGTAGCTGGTCCCCATCAGGAATGGGTTGTCTGTGATGCGCGACGGGATGAACGTGCGCGACTGGGGGTTGACGATCAGGGCCCTGCGCTCGCCGGTGTACTCGGCTGGGTTGAAGTCGTAGACGCGCTGGCCCAGGTCGCCCATCACAAAAGGCCTGGGGTCGCTGGGCCGGTCCCAGTTGTCCTTGCCCCTGATGGCCGCCACCCAGAGCAGGGCGCCTGGCGTTGCCGGGTAAAGGGGGTGCATGTCGTCCAGCCAGGGGCCGAAGAACTGCACGACCCAGCGGCCTTCGCTGTCGGTGGGCGGGTTGAACGTAAGCAGCGTCTGGCAGCGCTGGCCTGGGATCGTTGTCCGCACCCAGCCCATCAGGAACCGCGCCTGGGCCTCCAGCATGTTGGTGGCCTCATCGATGACCAGCAGATCCTTGGGCCTGCCTTGGTGCTTCTTCTCATCGCCCAGGTTGGGTGTCGAGCCGAACTCGATGGTGACGTCACGAGGCCCGATGTGGCGCCAGATGTTCTCCCGGCTGTTGTAGCCATCACGCGAACCGATGAGCTCGGTGAGGCGGTCCAGGATGCCCACCAGCTGGGGCGCCTCGCGCCGGAAGATGGCGGCCCGGGTGTGTTGGGTCATGGCTTTGCCGCACGCCAGGTCGGTCTTGCCGCCGCCGGCTGCGCCCCCATAGCCGATCACGTCGGCCACGCTCTCGTTGGCCATGGTCTGGGGCCCAGGCAGTGGCACCCATGGGGTGTCGGCCTGGTAGCTGATCAGCAGAGCGTCGAGCTCATCGCGCTCATCCGACGTGAGGTACGCCTCCAGCTGCTGGAGCTCAGCCAGGTCCATCAGCCGAAGTCCTCGGCCTCCCGGCGGCGGCGCGCAAGCTCGGTCAGCGCGACGACCCGGGCCGCGCGCGTGGTTGCGTCCATCTGCATGGGCCCCCCATCGGCGCCGGTGAGCTCGGTGCGCTCAGTTCGGTACGCCGCGCGCCTGGCGCTGAGCACCTTGGCCAGCAGCTGGTCTGAGTGCTTGCGGATGGTGAGTGGCACAGGCTGGCCGTCGGCGCCCAGCAGGATGCGCCAGTGTTCGCCGCCATCGTCGTCCAGGTAGCGCTCGTAGCGGTAGGCCAGGCGCCCCTTGTCGACCACAGGCTCCTCGTAACCCTCCACGCCGCGCCTGAATGCCTCGGACTCAGCACGGTCGACGCCGGCCTCCATGGCGTCAGCCCAGGCGTCAGCGAAGGCCTTGTCAGCCTGGCGCGCCCGGTAGGCAGTGCTGCGCTCGATGCCCACGGCATCGCAGGCGTGCTGAACGACCGGCTTCTCGCGCAGGGCGGCCAGGAAGGCGGCGTACCAAGGGAACAGGTGGTGGGACATGGCCGGGCAGTCTATCGGCCGCCCAAGGCCTGATGCATACCCGTCAGCGCCGCCTGTAGGTGCAGATGAACTGGATGGTGCTGCGGGGCACCGCGAAGCGCCGGGCGATGCGCCGGTAGCCCCAGCCCCCGTCGTGCAGAACGCGCGCCTCTTCGACCTGATCGTCTGTCAGCTTGGCTTTCCAGTGGGTCTGTCCCGCACGGCCTGAAACCGGTGGATTGACAAAGATCAGCGTGAAACCCATGGCGCGGGGCTCCTTGCGTTTTGTTCCACGTTCACACCGTTTAGGCGCACCACCGTTTGCACCACGCACCACGCTCTATAGAGCCGTGGTGCGGTGCGGTGCAAACAAGCGGTTTTTTACATGCACCACGGTGCGTGGTGCATGCGTGGTGCACGTGGTGCAGAGCACGTTCGCAATGCTTAGCACGTTCAGCTGCGCGCTGATCTGCTGAAAGTTGCGCGTTCACCGTCACGCCAACCCCTGCCTGCGCGCCGCGCCGATGGCTTCTGCCACCGTGTTGGCGCCCAATTTGTTGAACACCATCGACTTGGCGCCGTCCACGGTGCCCTTGCTGACGCCGAGCCGGGCCCCGATCTCGCGGCTACTGAGGCCCACGACCAGAAGCTGGAGGATCTCCAGCTGGCGCGGCGATAGGGTGGTGGGAAGGGTCATACAACCTCCAGGGTTCCGTCGTCGTGCATCCAGTAGGGCGCGTCGTCCCCGTTGCACAGAGAGTCAAGCGCACGCCTGGCGTGCTGCTTGCGCGTGTCCCGCTTGCCGTCTGCGGGGGCCTCCATCCGCCTCACCGCCTCAGCGATGACTGCGGTTATCTCGATCCCGGCGCTCTGCGCTTTGGCGAACTCCTGGACCACCTCGTTGACGATCATTTCCTTGGGGCCCAGGGTGCGTAGCACCTTGGCCGTGGGCACCTGGGCGTCGACCACCACGCAGCTGGTGATGGGGTCACCGTCTTCGTCCAGGCCTAGCTCGACGGTCTCCAGCGCGAAGCCCCACTCCAGGTCGTCGGCCCCGTCCTTTTGCTTGCTGGTGCGCAGGAGGCGCCCCACAGGTGAGCGCACGACCTCTAGCTCAGCGTCGGCGGCGGCCCTGAGGCCTGACCAACCCCGGGCCCCCTTGCTGGCGTCCTTGCCTGCGTGGTGCACCAGCAGGACCACCGCCCCGGTGGCGCGCCTGATGCCACGGCAGTGGCTCAAGGCCTTGCCCATGTCCTCGCCACTGTTCTCGTTGCCCCCCGGCGTGACCTGGGCCCAGGTATCGACCACCACCACGTCGGCCCTGCCGATAGCACGGGCCACGGCCAGGGCGTCGTCCTTCAGCAGGAGGTTGGGAACGTCGGTGATGATGTCCAGCGGCAGGTCCGCGAGCTCGATGCCCTCAGCCTGGGCGTAGGCCCTGCAGCGCAGCTGGAAGCCGCCAGCGCCCTCGGCCGCCAGGTAGACGACCCTACCCTGGCGCACCTTGCGGCCGCGCCACTGCACGCCGCGCGAGATGGCGGCGGCCAGCTGCAGGGCCAGGAACGACTTGCCCGAGCCAGACTCACCGTAGAGCACCACCAGGTCGGCCTTGGGCAGGACACCCTTGACGATCCAGCTGGGTGCCGGCCTGCCGGCGAACTCGGCCACACTGATGGGCGTGAAGCGCGCGGCCTTGGGCGCCGGCTCTACGCCCTCGACAACATCGAAGCCGGACTCATGCTCCAGCGCCACTGCATCGAAGTCGGCCGCTGTCGCGGGCCCGTTCAGATCCAGATGCGCGCCGTTCTCGTTGGCCAGGCGGATCAGGCTGCGCGCGGTCACGACCTGACCGCTGCCACGCTTGCCGAAGGAGTTCCAGCGCTCCAGCCCGTACTCACGGTTGGTGTACTTGCTGGAGCGCTGGCTCCAGGTGTCCCAGATCTCGAAGCCCTCGCCCGCGGTCTCGTGGTGCAGCGCCATGCCCACCTGGACCCAGGTGTCATAGTCCAGGTCCGCCGGCAGCACCTCTAACACCTGATCGACCTGTGCTGGTGTGAGGCCGACCGCCGGCTGATCGTCGTCACCGGCCTCGGCGCGCACGTCGAGCTCGCGCTTGAAGCGGCGGGCCACCAGGCCCATCACGGCCTCATCGACGGGGGCCACGGTGTCGGTGTTGCCCAGGATCTCGACGTAGGGCAGGACGTTGCCCGTGAAGGTCACGAAGCCCTTGCTGCTGAAGAGCTCGATGCCGAAGGGCTTGTCGGGCCCGGGGTGACTCTTCAGGTTGCCCAGCTGGCCGCGCAGGAAGGCGCGGATGCCCTGCCCACTGGGGCTGTACTCAGCGTAGGTGGTCTGGAGCACGTCCAGAACCTCGGGCTGGATCTCGCCCCTGGTGATGCAGGCGTCGAAGTCCAGGGCCACGATGCCGAACTCGGCCAGGGTCGCGAAGCCCACACCATCGAAGCCCCTGCGGGCCGCCGCAGCGCGCGCAGCGTCGAAGGTGGCCAGCTGGTGGCGGTCGTCGGGCGTGCCCTGGACGCCGGCGCGGCGCCCACCGCTGGCGTAGTAGGGCACCTTGCGGGGCTTGCCTCCTGGGTTGTCGTTGGGCTCGAAGCGCCAGACAAGCCAGCCTGGCAGGTCATGCAGCGCACTTGGGCACTGAATGTGCGCTATGTGCTCGATTGAGGTCACGGCGTTCATTCGCAGAGGCCGTAGGAGGAGGCGCAGGCCGGCGCCGGTTCATCCCAGATCGGGTTGTGATCCTTCCCACCCCGGAAGGTCTGCGCCCAGCGCACGACAGACCGGACGTGGCGCCCGCGCAGCTGGCCTCGGTTGTCGCCAGACGGTGCGGGGAAGAACGAAGACCCGCCGCGCTTCGACGCGTGGGCTACGCATGCTTCCCACTCAGCGATGCGCTCGATGTGCTCGGGGAACCTGCGCGCGATCTCGGATAACTCAGCCTTGCTGGCGTTGATGCAGGGCATGCACCCGACGCGGTCCATACCCAAGGCGTACAGAGGGTTCAGCGTCAGCCCGCAAGAGCGCACGAAGTCGACAGTCTCCTGCGCAGTCCAGCCCGCGATGGGCCGAAAGGCAAAGAGGCCGCCGCCGATCTCTTCGAAGCCCTCGGCGTGCGCGCGGCGCGCTGACTCATCCCTGCGCACACCCTGCCAGGACCACAGGTCACAGCCGCCGATGTCGATCAAGCTCATCGCAAGCTCGGTCAATGGTTCGGTCTTCAGGTACTGCGTGCAAAACTGCGCCATGCGCGAAGGAAAGCGCCCCTTGATGCAGCACAGGTCCAGGTAGGGGTTGCCGCTGGGCCCGCGCGTGAAGAAGGTCAGCGAACGCTGCACCACATCGTCGGGCACACCCTTGGCCGGCCACTTGTCACGGATGTAGGCTTGCTTGCGCCACCACCAGTCGGTGAAGTCCTGCTTGAGCCTGATGATCTGGATGCCGAGCGTCCGCTCCAGGTAGCCCAGGTAGTCGTAGGTGGCTTCGTGCTCGTTGCCGGTGTCCGCGAACACCGCGCCGGTGCTGTAGGGGAACTGCTTCAGTGCCAGCAGCAGGGTGGCCGTGCTGTCCTTGCCGCCGCTGACAGAGACCAGGTTGTAGTGGGCTGCCACGGTTCACCGTCCAGTGCTGTCATCGACCACCGGGAAATCAGAGCGCGTGGCCACCTCGCCCAGGCATTTGCGTGCGAATTCGCAGCCAGCACATTCGGTGGCCATGTCTGTGCGGTAGAGCACAGGCAGACGACCGCCAGACTCCTTGTGCATCAGCGCGGCCTCGCGCTCGATGCCGATTGCCTTGGCTGGGCGGAACTT